GGGGTCAAGACACGCACCTGTTCAACTTGCTTTTCGCCATATAAACCATCAGGCACGACGATCTTTTCAGAAAGACGAAGTTGCGTCAGTTTCTGTTGCCCATCAGCCATTTCAGTGCGCCAACCGAGTATGTCGCGCGGAGAATATTGAATCCAGTAGGGACGGCCATTGTCGCCGGACTTTGGCGCATCAACAAGAACGCCGACGTGCCCGTAGCGGATGCAAATGCGCGACGTGTTGTAAAGCCACGTCTGCAGATCATTCCCCTGCAGGTCAACGTCAAATAATTGCTCGCGAATTTGATCAGATACGTCGTCAAGCCTGACCGGCTTACGCGTCAACATGCCAGCCAACATGCGCTCAAGCCTGACGTAATAAGGCGCTAAAACAGACCGTTGCAGCCTGTTGTCATAAGACTCGTCTAATTCTCTTGGCTCTTGCGGTAAAAACTTGCGGTGCCCTTTTCTAATTTTGTATGTGCCACCAAGTAAATGTTCAATCAATCCCCAATGCGGCTCCTGATTAACCCAAGCCGTACTGGGGTCGTTCACCTGAGTGACGTTGCCAACGCGCTGGCGACCACCAGAAAAGCCTGAATACACAGTTAAATCCCGCCCGATACCACAGTTTAGTAGAGCCTAATGCCAGTGCCCCGTCCAGCACGCGCATGAATCATGCTGAAGTCTCTGTAGATCAAGTAGCCCAAAGCATCATTCATATGGTCATAACCCGCATCTTTGTCGGGATCACCGGTCTCGGTGTAACTCTGAAGCTCTAAACATTCAATAGTTCGTTTGCAATTTGCGGCGACCTGCAATCTGACTTCGCCCTTTCCGTTCTCCAGCAAAGCTTGAACAGAAGCCACCCGATCACGGACGGGAGGGTTGGCCTTTGGTGATTGATTACTGAACCCATAGGACTCCAAGATTTGAATGTCCGTACGTGAGGCATTCGTGCTTCTGTTTCCGCCAGATGCGTCAGGGTAGACGTATACCTGGCGTCCATCAGCACGGCGTTGTATTTCTTGGGCCATGGCGTCGGTGTCATGCGCACCGCTGATCTCGTCAATCAGGAGAAGGTTGTTCCCAAGACGAGCCCCGAGGACTGCGGACATGTTCCCGATATTGAAGTCAACCCCGCAACGCAAAGGCTCGTTGCTGACATCAGGAATATCGGTGATTACATGTTTGGCGCGATCAAAACGGTCATAAACCTGACCGGTTGTGAGATTGCAAAATTGTCCTTCTAGATAAGCCTTCAAAAGGCTCGGGTCGTAGTTGGCTTGCAGTCGCTCGATGAAGTCTGGGGGCAGATGTGGATTATCTGCCGTACGCATTCTAATTAGCTTTCGGTCAGGGCGCTGTTGCGCCTCTTCTGTGCCAAACGTGTTCCACATCCAACGGAAGCCTTCAGGCGTTGACACCGCAGCGAACTGTCGAACGTTCCCAGCACGAAGACGGCCAAGGATTTTGGGGAATGCTTTGTTTGCAATACCAGGCGAAACAACATCAACCTCATCCGCGAGGATGTGCGAAAAATTAGAGCCAATAATTCTTTGCCAGTTCTCAAAACTACGGCAAAGCAATTTGGTGTCTTTTTCTAAGTGAAGTGTGTATTCGGGAAGCGGAGATGCTCTGAAGGTGTACGGGATTTCGTACTCCTCCAAGAAATTCTCAAAATCTGTTTGCCAGATGTCGCGGATCAAAGGCCCAGTTGGCTCCATGATGCAACCGATGAAGCCTTGATTAGCCGCGGCCATAAATACCGCCTTGGCACATAAGGCCCGTGTCTTGCCTGCGCCATACCCAGCAGAGACACCGATGATCTCGGTGCTTTGGTCGTCTACAAACTGACGCTGCCCAGGGTGTAGATCTGCCCTGATTCTGTTGAGAATATCTTCGGTTGTTTTTTGATCTGGTGGCTCAGCAAATGCAAGGAGCCGTGTCGGTTCGCAAAGACCAGTCAGCAACGGCATCAGTTCATGTCGAAGCGAAGAAGCTTGGCTTGTGTTTCAAGAGCCTTGATTGCAACCTGCAAATTTTCGTCACGTCCTGCCTTCTGTTCATATTTAACAAGGCGTGCAATTGCAGCAGCCAACCATTCAGGACGCTCAATCTCTGAGTCTTTTTGTATTAACAGGCGAGCCCGCTGCATGTAAATGTCGGCAGTTCTTTCGCTGACACCCCACTGCTCGGCTGCATATTGCAAAATTTCAAAGCGGGAATATGACTTGATAAACAAGCCATACACCGTTGAAACCCTGTGCTCCATCTCCGCGTTAGTGGATTTAGCCATGCCCTGAAGTTAACAGGGGAAACAAAGGATGGTCGGTCAAAGGTCAAGGTGTGGATGAGCTTTTCGGTAGTAGCCCTGCAAACGAATTACTTTCTCTTCTGTGAGGTGCCAGCTACTCACAATCGATCGGAACGGGCCGACTGAGACGAGCAGATTGCCATCTTTGAGGGTATGGATTTCTGGCTCTGGCATAAGCAAGGCTGAGTCTGGCTTCATATTGAAGGAAGGCGTTTCGCTCCTGTTCATGTTGGAGTGCTTTGAGATGTTCGTCCATGTTTGATTTCGGGGTATTGATCGGGACACCAGGCCCGCCCTGCTTTTCCCACGGGGGTGGGTGTTGTATAGCTTTCAGCCGCAACCTTTAAACGGCATCAGGCACCCCGACAGTAATTAGTCTTCGTCGTCTTTTAAACGAACAGTGACTGTGCAGCCGCTCTCAGTAGCAATTTGCTTAAGGCTGGCGAGTTCGTCATTGTCGTAAGCCCAGTCCTCCCAAATGTGCTCAGAGCCTTTGTAGGCGTTGACGGTGTAGTGAGGCTCGACGGGCGAGAGCTTGAGAAGATTTGACGAATCAAGCCTGTCTTGCGTGGCCTGAAATTCATCAAATAAGTTGAGCCAGGTGTGGTGATAGTCGAGCATGGTGTTGAAGCAAAAGTGTCGAGCGATCTCCGCCCGATGCACACAACATACATCCGGGCATACCCGCTGTCAACGTTTTGCGTTCAAGGCGCAAATCACAGTACACACGATCGCCTCAAGATCGCGACTGTTGACGTTGTATCGACGATTGACAGCATGAATGGCTCTGTCGATTACGTCGCGACCTTTGGAATAGTGGACAGGCTTGATGTCAGGGATTGGTGCAGGCTGGTTGGCTTCGCTCAATACGCGAGCCCTCAGCAGCTCCTGGCGCGGAATGCCGCGTTGCATTGCTTCAGCGTTCAAGGCATCCCTTTCGGACTCAGTCAATCTCACGTCCACACGGACAGGGTATTTGCGGTTGCAGTCAGGCATCAGAAATCAAATAGTTCAGTTGGTTCAGGCTCTTGCAAGCCAGATTGACAAGGGCGTACGTCTAACCCCCAGCGCAAGTTGCTGATCAAGACGTTTGGACTTCCGAGCTTTGCAGCGCGGATGCTGCCCATATTGCTCGCATTGGCAACAACCCACCCGTTGCACCATTCATTGTTGCGAAACAGCTCAACAGGAGCACCGACAGCAGGTGTGTCAAACCTCGACCCAACGTCAGTACGTGGCGAAGGTGTCAAAGGTGGCAAACTACTTCTCTCCATATGTACGCGTGAGGTTTGGGACGTTTGGGACGTTTGCCACGCCTCTGGCGAAGATGCTCTTGCTGGTCGATACAACGGCGAAGGACGACCGCCAAGCACACCAGGATCGGCAAGTCCTGCTTCTTCAATCAAGCCCTTGCGAACCAAGCCGCGAAGGCAACGACTCGTCTTGTTGCGCTCAAGATTGAAATGCGATGCAAGCTCTGTACCGGCAACGGTGAACTCACCCAAAAGCCAACGCTCTTTGATGTAGTCGAACACGTCAGCCTGACGACCCTGGAGATCGTCAGCGGCTTCCTGCATGGCTTCAGCAGCCAAGACATTCTCGCCGTCGCCGTGATGCACCCATCCATCGTCTTCAAGCTCAATCAGCAGGGTCGTGCCTTTCGCTCTCCCCTGCGTCTTGAGCACAACGCGATGATCTGATTGCGTTTGGCCTTCTGCAGGCTGCTTGAACCAGTTCATCAAGATCGTGAGGCTGGCCGCTGCAGGCAAGGCATTGCTGCCCCGGCTCGCATTGGTTGCATTGCCACCGCTGACGCTTTTATTGGTGTGGTGGATCATCGCCAACGTGGCCTTATATGGGGCCAGGGCCTCCGCAAGCTGACGGGCTGGGCCATCAAAACTTGAGGCGGCTTCTTCCAGGCCAAGCGGCGCACAACAAGCGTGATAACTGTCGAGCAAAAAGAATGAACCGGGATTCTCTTCTGCGATCTCAGAAAGATGTTTAATACCCTCAACTGTTAGGTGTAACGGTGCTCCCGTGTGCCACAACATTTCGACCGGGCCTGATAATTCGCCATCGCGATTTACTAAGCCTTCGCGTTCAAACAAGGTGTTCCAATCGCTTTCGGGTTGATCAGTTCCAACGATGTAAACCTTGGGGCAAGCGCCGTGAAGTTTCTGACCTAGATAAGATTCTTCGCCGTGAAACCATGCGCTGATCATTCCAACCATCAAGGCAGATTTACCGACTTTGGGTGGCGCGACCAAGAGGTTAAACGTGCCCGACATAATGACACCTTCCCAAGACCATGGCGTCGTGGAAGTGTCCATCCTTTCGCCACGTTTCCGTGGCACGGATACACCAGCAATTTGTCCTTGGGCCTTGCTTAAAACAATGGCCGCAGTTTTTTCGTTGATCGGGCAACCAACCTCGTCGGCATAAAGGCGAAGCAGTTGCGATCGGCGCAGCTCGTCTGTCTCGTTACAAAGGACGGTGTTTGCGTATTGGTCGAGCCGGTCCAGAAGGTCTTGGTGGTCCTTCAGGCTTTCGGGCAGTATCTGGGAGGGCTTTGATTCGCCCGGTGTAGTGTCCATCTTTGGCTTTGCTTGGTGAGTAGAAATCAGCCTGTGTGTAGACACCAAGCCTTTCCAGTTCTTTGAACGCTTCTAGTTCGTCGCTGGATTTGTACGGATGATCAGCGTCCCATGCGTCGATGGCACGGTCTGAACGATCTTTCTGCGTC